ATAAGGAGAATATTAAATGAATCTAACTGAAGCTTTAAAAACTCTTAAATCAGCTGGCTATAAGCTAATTAAAGAAGATGCAGCCGGAAACCGTAATTTCGTATGTTATAGCATTTATGGCGACCGTGCGCATAATAACCCGGAAACAGCATATATTTATGCAGTATCACAAAATAAACAAGATATTATTAATGCGATAACCGATTGGTTTGAAGCTGGCCCAGATGATATTTGGTTTTGCGGTGTAATAGAAGTAGACGATAGTACAGCTAAACATTTTAAAGAAATCGGAAAGATAGATATTGCCGATACACCATATGTTAAAGAATTGATTACTCTTATTGAAAATCCATTGATAGAATATTCTGGCGAAACTGGACTTGAATTTTATGACGAAGATGACGAAGAAGGTTCTTTGCGTCGTATTCGCGAAATGGTTACTAATGATGTAGAAGCTCTATAATAATTATAAAGCATATATTAAATAAGGATTGACATCAGTCAATCCTTTTTATTATTTTACCGGATTTAAAATCAGCTGAGTATTTGTATTTCCCCAAACAGTATATGGAGAAAAACCGCCAAATCCACGAATATCTATACATGTATGTCCGTCAGAATAGATAAATTTATTATCTGAACCTTGATTTGATACTATTGCATTCTCAATTACGGTATAACCAAAAACTGATGAATCACCAGTAACTTCTTTACCTTGTTCACGAAGCCACTTTTTTGCTGCATCAAAATCACCGCCTGTTGCTTCAAGAGCTTGCTTACAGAGAAGCATACTTACCTGGGTTTCTTTTCTTAAATCGTTGATTTGTGTCACTGTTATCATATAATACTTCCTTTAATGGAATAGTAGTTCTATTCAGATTCGAACTGAAGTAAGACGGCTGAGAACCGACTGTCCTGGGCCTCTAGACGATAGAACCATGATTTCTTAAGGATCCAACTGGAATCCAACCAGTCTTTTATCATCTCTTTGATACGTGTCTAAGCAGGCTTCACTTTAGACCCTCAAGATTTTTTAGTGGAGGCGACTGGAATTGAACCAATCTAGTGAGGAACATTCTGTGCAAAAGTTGCGGAAAGTAACCTTTGCCCCCATTAGTAGCCCTATTTGGCGTCGAACCAAATTTTCCAGGTTGAAAACCTAGCGTCCTAACCAGCGTAGACGATAGAGCCATAAATGTGTTTTTTATTCCTACGAAGACACAAAACTTCGTCATGATTCTCAGCCAATTTTAGGTCTTGATACTCAAGGCACATTTAAACCTATGTTGTATTGTTCCTTCATCACCAGCATATTTCTATGCTTTGCCTACAGTAATGGCATCACCCGTAGACTTTCGTGGATCCGGTGGAAATCGAATCCACCTCAGCCGGCTTGCAAAGCCAGCTCGCCTCCTTGGATCATGCGAACCCATATATTTTAGTAGCGCTGTCGGGACTCGAACCCGAATTTCCGACTTGAAAGGCCGGTGAACTGAACCAGTTATTCGACAGCGCCGAAAAATTTTAGTGGACCCGATGAGAATCGAACTCACCACACTAGTCTTGCAAGGACCGGTCGCCTCCTTGGATCATGCGAGCCCATATTTAGCGGGACCGGTAGGAATCGAACCTACGACGCTTGGCTCTTCAGGCCAACGCTCTACCTACTGAGCTACAGTCCCAATAATGTTTCGTGCCTTCCCTCAGAATCGGACTGAGCTGCTCCGGGCTTCAACCGGGTCCAATCACCAGGTTTGGATTGAAAGGCATATTTTAGTGGACCGTAAGGGACTCGAACCCTTGACCTCCTGCGTGCAAAGCAGGCGCTCTACCAAACTGAGACTAACAGCCCATTTTTCGTGGATACATATGGGATTCGAACCCATGACATCCAGCTTGCAAAGCTAGCGTTCTTCCAACTGAACTAATGACCCAAATTTTTAGTACTCCGTCCCAGATTCGAACTGGGGTTAACCGATAGAAAGTCGGTTGGCTTGAACCACTGGCCGAACGGAGCAAATATTGTTTTTTAAGTGGTGTCTCCACTACTGGACTACCAGCAAAGTATAAAAGAAAAGTTCCTGCGCATTGTGCACAGGAACCGTTTTTTCAAACTTATTTAGGTTAACTACCTAATCCTATGCACTGTATCTGAACAAAATGCTTCAAACGCTGCAGCTGCGAATTCAGCTGCGGCACGTTCTGCTGCAAAAAATTCATGTTCAAATACGTTCATAGTCATTTTTGTTACCTTTATATTATATATAAAAAATTTTTCCTGTTTTTTGTTATTTTACGTTGTTAAATATAGTAAAAAGTTTTTGGTTTGTCAACCCCTTTTTAAAATATTTTTTTAGTGGGAAAGCAGGACTTTAACCTACAACATGCACGATGGCCGCTCTGACATTGAGCTATTTCCCATGATATTAAAATAAAATGTTCTGAAGGAATCCCGATTCTCCACCTTCATGTAAGACCGTTCTTGCCGGTAATTGGCAAGCTGACCGCAACGCCGTCCTTACGTCTATTTATTGATCGTTCTAGCGAACATTCATTTAACAAGATTAAATATAGTAAAAAGTTTTTGATTTGTCAACCTTTTTTAAAATATTTTTTAGTGGGGAAAGCAGGATTCGAACCTACGACGCACGCCTTGAGATGAAAAATAGGAACGTTATATGCATTACTACGTAACGTAATACCGTTGCTCTACCACTGAGCTATTTCCCCATGTTGTAACACGGAATGTAATTTGCTATTTAAAAAATTAATGATTTAATAGGAACATTCTTTGCGTTACATATTAAATATAGTAAATTATTTTTATTTTGTAAACCCTATAATTTATTTTTCATATTTATCTATAACATGCTTAAGCGAATCAATAACCGCTGCCGTATCTATAGGCTTAATGCTATATTTAACAGAGTCGGAATACCAGCGAGAACGTTTTTCCAGACAGTCTATCGTATTTTCTGTACATTTTGGCTTCAGTTTTAGAAACGTTTCATATCGCTCATGTTCATCTGGTGTCTGTGTAAAGAATAGAATGCCTGTTATAATAAGTGCCAAACCCCAAATTTTCTTTACGCCCTTTATCGCAAACATAATACACAATCCCAACGTTATAAATACCGCCGTAAAAATTATAAGGCATAGCGCAAAAAAATTTATAATAACCATATATACCTTATCGTGTTTCAATCCGTTTGCATGCTGCAGCATACATCTTTTCCCAATCTGGCGTAGGCTCTTCATCAGGTTCATGTTTTTCATCCTCGCATGAACCATAAGCACATTTACATTTTGGACAATATACATTACCGTCCAACGGCATATAAGCTCTTAGATGGTCCTTATCGTCGATATAAACGGCAAAATGAATAGGGAATTCCCAATCTCCGCCTGCGAAACACCAGATAATCGATGTTCCGTCTGGAAGTTTTCCATATTTTTGGCTTTCAAAATCTTCTTCCGAATTTTCCCAATCAAATTCGAGCTTTGACAAGTCTTTTTCTATTTGAGGATTCATGTTACTGTATGCGACACAATTATGAAGCCACTCCTGAATTACTTGTTCAGAATCAGTTTCATCCATATCCTCGTCATACCCGCCATCTTCTTTAAGCTGGTCAAGCATCTTTTCAATAATATCTGTCCTTGTACATCCTTTCTTTGCATATCTTGGCATAATTATTTCCTTTAAATAGTCCAGACTACTACAGCCTTGAATTTTTTGTGTTTTTCCTGTTCTTGCATTTCAATTTGTTGGAAGATTTGCTTAATTCGATTGATCATGTTAAGAGAAGCGGTATACACGTCCGCACAGTCAAGACCGTCCGCAATATTGGTAAATTCAATCGGATGAGTCAAATCGATCACATACTTATCAGTATTCGGCATCAAATAATTGGTCTTACCGATTTTACTGATATTCGAATTCAAAAAATCTTCATAACTCACATACTTATTGACATATAAATCATAAAAATAATCATATAAGTCTATTAATACACGATAATCACGTATAACGAACGTCGTATTGAGTTTTTTCTCGTCGGTAAGGTATTTTACTAACTCGACATTTTCTTGCTTTTTAAGATATCCTATAATCAATTTACGGATAACCAGTTTTGTCCACAAATGCAATGCCTTCTGGTTATGCTCGTAAGCCGGAATAGTCTTGCCTTCATACAAAGGCAAAGAATTTGCAATCGTTGACGCCTTATAAAACGACATATCATTGGTACAGGTATATTTTTCATTGTTTTCAATGATATCAATGACATGTAAGAACTTGTCAAGCTTTTTACTGTCAAGAACCCAAAACTGCTCAGAAATAGAGCTGTATTCCCTTGCATCATAAACTTTAGAATTTATATTAAACGCGAATGATTCCCTATCGCATTCGTATGTTCCAGGTTGTCGTGAAAGATTATACTTCATCATATTATTCTCCAAAAGTAAGTACAATATAAAAAAAGAATTGACTTTCGTCAACCCTAGTTTTATTTTTACGCCGAAAGAGTGACTCGAACACCCAACCATCGCATTACGGAAGCGCTGCGCTACCAATTACGCCATTCCGGCATTATAGAGCTGGAGATAGGACTTGAACCTACAACTTGCGGATTACTAAACCGCTATTCTACCATTGAATTACTCCAGCAAAGGCGGGTCGTAACAACCTTTTGATTAGCAATCAAACGCTCTAACTTGAGCTAAATAGGAACGACCTATGCCGATTTTTCGTCAGAATGAGAGGTTATGATCCTCCGACCTCACCGCCCCGAACGGTGCGCTCTGCCAGCTGAGCTACATTCTGATTATCACAATTCCACCATCTATCCGACCTCCGTCTGGATATAACTTCTCTAGCTCCCGAAGCTAGTGTGTCTCCTGTGCACTTATATTTTTAAAATATTCTTCTAATTGTATTATAACCGTTTTTGGATTTAATCTTAATGTGATATAACCATTAGCTAATGCATCTTTATCTTTATTAATATCTTTTTCTTTATCTTTATGCCAATATTCGCCATCAACTTCAATAAACAATTTATATTTTTCAATGTAAAAATCTATATATCTAGTAAATTTATCTGTTTTAAAATACCAATTATGTTTTGCCTCAATATTATGTTCTGATAAATATTCGGCTGTTAGTTTTTCTGGATATGTCATTTTTCCAAGAGTTCCAGCAACTAATACATTTGGATGTTTATCTGGATGTGTTTTATAATATTCCTTTTTCTGTTCAGATTGACGTTTACGTAATTCATCGGTCCATACTTTTTGATGGTCATAATTATGAATTATACCAGCTTGTATTTCACGACTCATTGTTTCTGCCATTTGTTTAACTCTTGCATCCGTTTCTTTTGTAAGACCTTTATTCCATACAGTTTCACGCTCTGCATTATATTTAACAAATGACGATTCTTGTCTATTTGGATTCTTTTTACATAGTCTTTCATGATTACGTAAAGAATTCAAATTTTTACAAGGTTTCCTACAAAATTTACAAATATATTCTTCCATAACATATTTATAAATTTGGTAGTGTGCTCGGTTGCTATCAGGGTGACAGGATTCGAACCTGCGTGACCATGACCCCAAATCATGTGACTGACCAACTAGCCTACACCCTGTGGCCTACCGCAAACTTTTTATAGATGTTTTGTTTCCCTGCATCTTTATATCATGCCGTACTAGAAAGGATTGAACATGACGACTTGTTTCCAAGAAATTTATCAGGATGGCTGGACTCGAACCAGCGACCCCTCGCATCCGAGGCGAGCTCTCTGAAACCATCTGAGTTACACCCTGTTAATTTATCGGAGTGGTTGGATTCGAACCAACGACCTTATGCTTCCAAAGCAAACACGCTGACCATCTGCGCTACACTCCGTTATTTTAGCTGATAGGGTAGGATTCGAACCTACGGCGGGCTTTCACCAACGGCTTAACAGGCCGCCCCCTGCTACCACTCGGGTACCTACCAATAATTTAGCTCTAGTGGCACGACTCGGACGTGCGACGATCTTTCGATAACGGATTAACAGTCCGCCCCCTGCTACCAACTCGGGTACACTAGAATAAAAAGAAATCCTGTAAGTTTCAAAGGTCTTACAGGATTCAGTTTAAAAATTCATCTAGTTATGAAACAAAACTAATCCTGTAGCACCTCAGGGTTATTATTAGGGTTGGTATTATTTGTGTTCATAACGAAAGTCATTTTTATTTTCTCACTGTTTTATTTATGTTTTTGTTTTTGTCTTTTTTGTTAAACTTTAGGCGAGAAGTAATACTAAGGATTTGAACCTTATCCCTTCTTATCCGAAGATAATACTAGGATAACCAAAATAGGAACTTCATATGCCAATTTAAGCGGAAAGGCTGGACTCGAACCAACAACCCAAAGTTCCCCATTAATAGGAACAACCTTTGCGTGTAGCGGGTAGTAAAAATATTACTTTTGCTCTACCATTGAGCTACTTTCCGCATGTAAATTTTATAGCGGGTAGTAACTTCTGGTAAGCGTAACTGGACTCGAACCAACAACCTCCGACCATAAGGCCGACGCTCCGCCAATTGAGCTACACGCTTGGTGATAGGAACTACCTATGCTATTTTATCTCCCCTCTTGGATTTGAACCAAGGTTATTTCTGTTTGTAAGACAGATGCCATAAACCAGCTAGGCGAAGGAGAGTTATGACCACTTTGTACAGTCATAGGTCGTGGTCAATCCCTATGTAACGGCCTACTTTTTACTTCCCGTAGGCTGGCTTTTAAAAGTTCGGCGGGAAGTAAACTTTGATAACCCATTCATCTTTATAAAAATAGGAACTTCCTATGCCGTAAATTCAAAGAGGTGCGACTCTAATGGCTCCAGTCCGGAATGAAACCTGTTTAGCTAACCCAGATTTCAAACGATGTTCGCCGAACATCTTCTCACCGTATTTCTTAACCCGCTGACGGAGGAATCGAACCCCGACTGCTTCATTTGCAACTTCCACAGCTTTTAAAGAAGAAGCGCCAGCTTATCGAACATAATAGAGTTTGCAACCACTATCATATCCTATCTTCACATCCCGGAAACTAGTAGCGGGTCCTGGACTCGAACCAGGGACTTCAAGGTTATGAGCCTTGCTTGCTAGCCACTGCATCAACCCGCGTCAAATTCAAAAGCTACTGTTACTGGAGGTCTTTGATTATACCAGCTCTTACTGTAACTGATCTTACGTGTTACACCCGGTTTAGCACTATAAAGAGTCTGCAGCTTCTAAATAACGCCTAACAGTATTAGTTTTTTTCGTTGACAAATATAATAATTTTTATTCTATTTGTCAACCCTAATTATAAATCTTTTCACACACTTTATCTAACCAGTCATCCCCATATTTTTCAGTCATATAATTTATTTCTTTTGAAACATCTTTAATGACTACTAGGTTATTTACTGATTGATATTTTGCTTGACATTTCTCATCTTCATAACCTTTAATTTCTATATAGTTACTACCGTCGAAAAAATCTGGCAAATATCTATGTGTTTTATTTTGGTATTCATAAAGAAATTCTTTAGTATTACGCTCTAGCTTATTACCGTTTTCTTTATTATAAAACCAATATGCTACTTCCCAAGAACTATCAAAAAAGATTCCGTCTGCTATACATTTTTTACCATGACCAGATTTATGAATTCTATGACCACCTACATTTTTACCTTCAGCTTTAGCTTTATGTATTCCTTCAATTAGCTTCTGCTTATGTTCTTCAGTCATTGGACCATGCAAAACTCCTAATTTTGTTTTTGCTTGTTTTTCTGCTTGATTTTTAACAATATTAGATGTCTCTTTTGTTAATCCTTTATTCCAAGCAGTATGTCCAATTGTATGTGATACATAGTTTCTATCCGGATTATGCGGACATAATCTTTCATGATTTCTATGTGAATTCGCATTTTTACAAGTTTTCTGACACCATTTACAAATATAACATATTTCCATATCATATTTATAATTTGGTAGAGCAGTTAACTTGATTTTTTAGAGCCGGAGAGAGGATTCGAACCTCCGTAGCTTGCGCGCTTGATTACAAATCAAGTCCTATTAACCACTCAGGCACTCCGGCAAAATGTAATTATGTTTGTCAAACTTAATTCGTTAGTTCATGTAAGCGATAGATCTTATAAATCGCATAATACACTCGCTAACAAATAATTCGCTTCAATTACAAAGCGTTACGTTATTTCCGTACTTTCATAACCAGGTAACGAACCTCCTGCGCCCAAGTTTCATAGATTTCTCTATACACCGCGTTGGAACTCATGTTTCCTTTTGGACAACTGGCGGAATATTTCCAGAGTTTTACTTTCGGAACAAGTAAGTAAGCAACTTGGAGGGTCACATTGCTATCGGCCCACAGGGTGATTTCTCGGAGTAGCGAGATTCGGACTCACGGCCTCCTGATCCCAAATCAGGCGCTCCACCAGGCTGAGCTATACTCCGCAAGTTTTTTAGGTGGTTCCGCCACCACTGGACTACCAGCATAACGTTTATTAAACTCAGCAAAGCAGTTAACGTTGTTCGCTATGTCTTTCGAATTTTAGCTACATTAACCGGTTGGCGCCACAAGTTTGGTGATCAACTCCAATGAGGGCACGTTGACGTTGGTGTTAACGCTTTGCTTATCTTGCAAGATAGAAATTTTTAGTAGGCCGGCGTCGGATCGAACGACCCCTAGTTTCTCCACCTAAACTCCATGTTTTCTCGCGACCTAGCATGAAGGTTTGTTAGTGTTCTGTTACCCATTTGAACTATGGCCCATATTTTAGTCGCAGAGGATGGATTCGAACCATCGCGTGCTTTCGCATCGGGATTATGAGCCCCGTGACATCGTCCACTAGTCGACCCTGCATCAAAATTTAAGACTAATATAGTCTTTAGCTGTCCTTCCTGGACTCGAACCAGGGACCAAGCGATTCATACTACTATAACTTTCGTTACCAAGCATCCTCATGGGTGTTAAGCCCCCCACCGCACAAATTGGACACTCGTTTTGTAGTCCGGGCTTTGTCTTTACCATATTCTTTCGAACTTAGGTACTTCGTGTAAAGTCTCTACACACGGATTATTTCTAATCCTTGCTCGGCGTTGCCATTTTACAGGTTTCACCGACTTAGCGAAGTTTGCATCTATACGTTTCCATACAGAGAATCTATTTTAAACAGTCGCTCGCTCTACCAACTGAGCTAAAGGACAAAAAGGAGAATTAAAAAATCCTGTTGAGCTTGTCTCATACAGGATTCAAATGAAATCATGTAATGAAACAAACTAATCGAAAGTTACCTTTGGATTATTGACTGGTGTCATGTTTGTTGTTATTACTAATTGCATTTTTATCCTCGTTTTATATTATATATAACGATAATTTTTTAATTTTCGTTTTTTCGTTGATTTAAATATAGTAATTTATTTTTATTTTGTAAACCCTATTTTTAAAGTGATCTTGAAGGAATACCGATTCGTCACCTTCATATAGACCCAGACTCTGGAAGGAATATCCAGACTCAACCCGTTACCACCGTGTCTATTTCATTTTATTGATCGTCTAGCAGACACTTTCTTTCAATCAACGTTATATAATATAGAATTTTTATTGTGTTTTGTAAACCCTAAAAATTTTTTTACTGAACATTAGTCAATTGAAGCGTAGTATCAGCTACCTGAAGATTTTCCGGCAAACGGACGACCAAGTTCTTTGAATAATCAACCGGAATCGGATTTGCCATATAGACATTAATTCCTTCAATCGTATTTACCTTTTTAAGTTCCTTATACGAAACCGTAGAATAGGTAACGCCGGCGATTGCAATGACAGAAGCGACCGCAAACGTAATCTTAAGATATTGCTTCATTTTGACTTCCTTTGTTTTATTTGTTTTAACGATGTTAATATAATAAATTATTCTCGTCTTGTAAACCCCTTAACTAATATAAATAATATATAAAATTTAAGGAGAAACTATGAATTTAAAAGAAGCAAAAGAACAATTAGAGAAAAATGGCTATAAAATTCAAAAATTGAATGAATGTGGCAGCAGTGGTTGCGGCGGCGGAAGTGATGATTATTCTACAGTATCAACCACAGCGCGTAAATCTCGATATAGCACATTAGAAAAACATCCATATTCCTTGCTTACCGCATTATGCAACATATATGATAAATTTGATGCATTATCAAATGATAACAAACACAAAGTGCTTAGAAAATGCTTGAATTTCTTAGATAATGATGATTTATTAGATTTTGAAAAATGGCTTAATACTCTTTAAATTAAAAACTGGACTAAAAATCCAGTTTTTAAATTCTTTTAATTTCACATTAACCACAACTACTATAATGGCCGCAATAATCTCTTACAACTCTGCCACAGCCAATATAGACAGTTCTCGGTTCTGAGCCGCAACCAGTATACATTGTTCTGCCACAGCCAATATAGACAGTTCTCGGTTCTGAGCCGCAACCAGTATACATTGTTCTTCCGCAACCAATATAAACATAATCATCAGAAGAACCGCAAAGATTAAATTGCGGGATTTGACTATGTTTCATTTTAATATTTTTCAATAAAATCATTTTTATCCTTCAATATGATCTTCTAATTTTTCACCGTTCTTTTCAAGCAGCCATTTAATAAATTCTACATCATTTGCATATTCAGAAACATCATCGTCTAATATATATTCACCGAATACCCATCTTTCAAATTCACTGTCTTGAACGAAATCCCAATCATCATAAATCATTCCGTCAATAGTAATAAGAACATCATTTACATATCGTCTATTACCATACTTGACAAGAGAATGTTCTATTCCTCTATGATAGCTAATTTTAAAGTCATCGTTATAAAATTGGTCATCGTTACAGACCATACAACCGCCAGAAACAGTGTAATCATATTTCATGATTAACTTTTCAAATACTTCATCACGGTTCTTAAGATTGTCCTTAGTAATATTTCTATAATCAGCTCTAATACAGATATCAAGATTTTTCATACCTTTTAACGGCTGAATAAATGCGTCAAATACATCTACATCAAAAGTTTCAGATAATACGACGTTCAATTTAATGAATTTCGTAATCTTCTTGAAATCTTCCATTGGCAAAATCGGTTCATAAAATTTCTGGTGCATATGACGAGAGATATTGACACGCGCAATCTTGCTATTGTTTACGAAATCAATTCTTTTCTGAACATCGCCTTCCAATGGGAATGTAGTATTAACGAAGCATGGTTTCTCCATAGCATCGAGTAATATCTGACACTTTTCAATATCAGCTAACGGTTCACCGCCAGTTAATACAAATTCAGTGATTAATGGATTCTGATTAATCTTTTTAATCTGTGCTAGAATAGCATCCATATCACATGTTCTTTCTTTATACATGTGTTTGGATGTACAAAATTTACAATGGTTATGACAATCCCATGGAACAAAAATTGTGCAGCTAAGATTGCTTCTACCTTTAATAAATCTCATTAATTTGCTTCCTTACCAAATTCTTTTAAAATCTCATTTAATGTGTTCTGAAAAGCCAATTCACGACCTGGTTCCGGTTTTTTACCGAATATAGCTTCATAATCATGGAATGCTCCACAATCAGGATCATAATTGGTATCTTCTTCAAGAGTAAACTTATAACCCTGGTTTCCAAGACGTTGTACTAGCTTAGCATAAGCTTTTGACATTTTAGACAGATTAGTCCCACAATAAATTGTGCAATTTGCATCAAAATGATTTTTTACTGCAATATAATAATGACGTATATTCATAATTTTATTCTTTCCGTAAATTCGTTTTTACCAAGTTATTACAGGTATTCCGTCATCTTTGTTTCTTCCTTTTGGCGTTTTACCGCACATTATATCGATGTAATCAAGCAATACGTTGATGCGTAACTCGGGATTGGAACTGCGTATACTAATCTGGCTTGTATTGCTAAAACTCATTTGTAATTCTGGCCCGTACCCGATCACCGGAAAGCTTGGCTCATCGGTACCGTATGTATTTTTCATATATTGTACAAACTGATTGGCAAAATCAGGATATTCGAACGTGGCACATACCATCATATCCGCATTACTGAAATCTATGTTGTATTTTGTTTCAAAATCATTGAAATTCATACTAGGTCTCTTCCGCACTTTGGACAATTGTTAACGGGAAATAACATTAAGCCAGGACCGGTTAAATACCATATAGGCGTTTTTTGTAATGTTTCAGGCGTATATCTGCGTTCGAACAGATAGAATTCATCCCTGTGCTCAGGATCAAGTTCATCCTGGACATATTCAGAAGCATACCATCTACGAACCATAGAACCTCTAGGTTCTTCGAAATCCTGAACTCTTTCATGAACTACATGGGTACAGAATCTACACATTTTCTTTTATCACCTTTTGTAAAATCGATTTAAACTTTTTAAATGTATTTGCGTGTTTATATTTAAGCATTTTTTCGTCAGACCATACGCCTTCAGGTCCCCAATATACAAAAAACACGCCATTATACTCTCGATCTACTACACTATAAGGCATTGTCGGACAAAAATCAATATCCATCAATAACCCATTTTCCAATTTATAATTATCAATATACCAAGCGCCGCCTAAATCAATTTTTGGCGTCGTATGAATTACTTCCTGACAAATCTTTATAAATTTCTCAGGTTCAGGCATTACTATTCTATATTTTTGTCGCATTAGTTACCATGTAATTGTAGGTATATCATCTTCGTTGTCATTTACTGTAGCATTCTTTTCGGCGTCCATTTCCTTTTTTAGGTAGCTAGTGAACGTAGTAAAAATTTTATCAAACTTCGTATATCCAATGCCGTATTTATTAATAATATCATTAAAATCGGATATAATTATAAGCATTTCATGAAAGCTACTTCCACAAATAGTAATACCATTGTTGGCGTCAAGTTCATACTTGATACAAGGCATTCCTCTATAATCGATATAAGCTTTAGTTCTCACTTTATCATAGTCATGAATGTACTTATCAAAATCATTTTTAGCCATGACATTTTCAAAAGATGCCTGAAGTTCAAATACATCACAAGAATATGTTAAAACATTAGGTTTCATCATTTACCTTATAATATTATGCAATCCATCTTACCATCGGATCCCCAGTATATCCTTTTTGCCAAATATACCATGCATAACAAATAGCAGACGACTTATTTTCATCAGTTTCCCCGCCAGGAATACAGCCGATTCGATTTACGAATACATAGATAAATTTAGGCGGATATTGTTTAAAAAATTCATACCTGGCTTTTGTTTCCAGGAACTGAATCTTAAGAAGCATACACATATAGCGGTTATCGTCAATAAGTTCTATGCCTTTCTTAGCGAAATCAAGACAAATCTTATATGGCGGGTTCGTAACGATATTGCTATCATGAATAGGCTCCGACCTTTTAAGAAAATCGTGCTCTCCGGGATAAACAATAGAACTATCCCATAAATCAGTTCTTGATATTAAATCTGTTCCATCAACATTAAATTTCTGGTCCCTGAACGGTTTTAAAATATGGCCTTTACCCACACATGGATCAAATATCGTTGCATTATCGATTTTCAATACAGAGCCGAAAGAATCGATAAGTTTTTGAACTGCCATCGTAGGAGTGGCATAAAAATCTTCATCTTCTCGAACGGTATCATGATTTGCACCGCCGAGAATTTGAATTACGTCTGAACACTTTTCGCTTTTCTTTCTAGCCATATTACTATCTCTTAAATCTATCTAAAATCATGTTTGACACATTAGCCGGTATAAATAACGATTTTTCACCAAGTCGTTCAAATTTGCCGTACTTAATGCATTCTTTTACAAATGTCGAACTAATGGCTGGAAATCTGCTGAACAATACGACTTCCTCCATATCATACTTAAGATTTGTATAATATTGATTCAATACATATTCATCTTCCATGTCTTTGGAATTACGAACGCCTCTGACTAATGTCTGAATATTATACTTGTCCATTACATCTGTCGTCATTTGGTCAGTAACACTGATGATTGAGACATTGCCAATTCCTTGAAATCTTATTGCCTCTTGAACCATCTTATAACGTTCGGGTTCGGTAAACAAATAATTCTTTGCAGAATTAGTAGAAATGCCTACATAAAGTATGTCGAATAACTTTGCTGCTCTCTTAATAATATCCATATGACCGACAGTAAGCGGGTCAAATGAGCCGACATATAATCCGTTTGTTCTTGACATGTTATTCTCCTTGTTTTGGCTCAGCGGTACTTCCGCCCCTAATAGTAAATTCGCCATTCTTGTCGATTTTATAACGGTGAGGTCGTTTTTCAGCATCCCAAACTTCGATATAAACCGTAGAATCTTGTGGCACTGGTTCTTTTTCTTTCTTTCTTCCCATAATTTAAATATAGTAAAAAATAACCGTCTTGTCAACGGTTATTTTTACATTTAATACAGCTAGTTATTATCTATGCTTAAATATTGCGCCGAGCACAGTCAAGCCGATGCACACGAAATAGATAATAAATACCCAGATTTCAAGGCAAAGGCAGCTCCATGTAGTCGGACCAGCAATAACAGGCCATTCCGCGAATGCGCCAACACCACAGAAATGCAAAACAACAGCCAAAATTGACCAAATTTCGATTACACCCATTTTATTTTTCCTCACTTTATGTTTTTTAATTTTATACATGTTAATCTTCTGGTAGTTCTGGCAATTCCATCCAGTAAGTAACAGCCATGGTCTTATGATAACCTTCGCTATCATTTACCCACCACTACTTATTTATCACTGATTCAAAATCACCAATACATACCTTTCCGCAAGATACGACAAGAACATTTCTATTCGTATCTGGCAATTTATCTTTTACAGAAATCCATTTGTTCTTTTTCATAAGACTATCTTAGTTTGCTTCGTATTTAGCTTTTAATTTTTCATAAAGCGCTCGTTCTTCAGCTTCTTTCTTTTCTGCAGCACGCTTACGTTTCTCTGCTTCCGCTGCACGCTGGCGCTTCTGTACTTCTTCATGTTTTTCAATTTCAGACTTGATATATGCAGTCAGAGCTTCATCATTATAAAGGAATTCCTTTTTAAAGGTGCAAAAACCAATATAGTCACCGTCGCGATCATGGTCAGGAGTACCGAAATCAATATTTTCTGGATAATCTGAAGGCTTTACTTGCAGATAATATCCGCTTTCAATACCCTGGAAAAGCTCAGGCTCCATATCATATTGATTTCTACCGTACTTAGTGTATAATTCGGTATAAAGTCGATTATACACATGCTGGGCACGTACAACTAGCTTTTCATAGCTTTCCAGAGTCTGTTCAACTTCTTCCTTAGTTATCATTTCATAACCTTCAATAATTAAAAATTGGTTACTACGTACCATATTGTCTTATAAGCCAGGTAGAACCAGTTAAGACAGCCATGAACAATAGCCCAAAATACAGAATGATTAAAATACCAGCTAGTGCAAACTGCGCCTGTGATACCTATCAATAACGGCAGGCTACAACAACTGATTCTAATCGACGGCTGACGATTTGGAATATTTGACATATTGATTCCTTATTCTATAGTAATTAATGTATAATATTTGTCCGCTGCTGGAACGTTAAAGAAGAATTCATACATATCATCGTTATGTTTCACATAACCTAGTCCAGAATCAGCATTTTTAATCCCGGTATATGTAACTATCGCTTCGGGTTTTTCTCCGTCCAGATGCGAATTAAAGCAGTTTATGACTCCGTTAAAAGAATCTCTTTCTGCATTATAAATCGGCGCAAGTTTTTCAAGATACGGCTTAAACTGGTTATTGTAGACGATAACATTGCCAGATGTCCTTCTTGTACTGGTCGTAATTCTATTCAATTCCCTAAAAATAAACGGACTTAGCTCGCTATCGTCCCGATAATCCTTTTTTACGTAATTCACTTTATTAGCAATATTCTTTACATTGTCCCATATATACTGGTTAAGTGCATTATCGTCACCCGCTTCACGCTTCCAGAGTTTAGACAGACCGCCCCAAACCCAACCAAGATAAAGCGTATTATCTACACCGGCTACCGATACATAGCGTAAAAACTTAATTTCATCTTCGCCAGTAAAATCGCCTAATAATTTTAAACATTCCGTATTCATAATTGACCTCATAGTTCTATAATAAAATCTTCATGTGTCTTGCGAGTTTCAAGCCGTTGCAATTTTTCTCCAGTATAATCAAGAATATCACAGTATGGCATATAATCATTTGGATATCCAAAAGGATTACACATGATATGAATTAAATTCCCTTTAGCATTCACATATTCAGCCATCCTCTTGCCATGAGTATGACCACATATCCAATATGTTTCATCATCAAGCTCATCAAGGAATTTTTCAGCATTGAAATAAAACACGTAATTCCATGTGTCATTGCGATACTCATGAGGAATTCCTAACTGAATCGGCATAAAATGAGTTACCATTACTTTTGGCTTCTGTTGAACAATGTCCATCATCAACTTTTCATAATGGTTCCAAATTGCACTCGGTTCTTGACGGAAATAACGCCAATACTTACCATCATACCAATTTCTTTTCCAGTTAGTAAATGGATCTATGCCATAATGTGGAATTTCGCACTTGAAATCGCACATACCCATACAACCGCCAATTCCATTAACAATATTACCTTCAAGGAAATGAACGTTAGGAATAGCATCGCAAATTTCTTTCATTTTTGCAATTTTTTGTTCAGAACAAGTAAATTGCAAATTTGACTTGGAACTGGTAGCAAGTCCTCGACAAGTTAAATCATGATTTCCTAATACAAGATAAACTTCCTTATATTTTTTAGCAATCCATGGAATAAACCGAGAGAACCGCAAATAATCGTTTGAATAATCACCACCAAGAATAATACCTTCTGTTTCAGGAAGAAAATGATTATTCCAAATATATTCCAATGTGTCGATTGTTACATCTTCTGGAGGATCAGCTTTCTTCAAACGTGCTGGTTCTACAGCATATGCTTCATAAAAATCAAAATGTATATCTGATATTACAAAGTATTTCATTTTTCATCTTTATCTTTTAATACATAATTTTCTGGTTGTAATAATGCCTTATCTGGCATTTCATCCTTAAAATCACGTTTCAATAATTCTTCCAATGCCATTTTATCACAGTCAAGTTCATAACGGATGATGCTTTTCCAGGAAATCGCCGAATTTTCTGGTTCTTCATCATGGCATTTAAGAGTTCGTGTTGCGGCTTCGATAGAGCCCTTGTAATACCATGCAAGTGCTTCCTTTGAAATTTCACCTCTGCTATAACGGCATGCCGGACATGTGCAGTTTTCCATAAATTTTTCCTTATAATATAAACTTGTAAAAACAGAACGATATACCGAGATATAATACAATAACAGGTATCAAATAAGTAGACTTGTCAAAGAAATCAATTTTTAACTTGCTAATATTATAAACGCCTATAACCGTAACTGTCGTAATTAATACCCAACAAAATAATATAAACCAAAATATCATAAATTATCTATATCTACCAGTTGCATACTCCATGTCGGATGTATGCCATAGAACATATACATTATTACGTCCCACATAATTACATTTGATTTACCAACTTGCGGTACATTGTTCAGATATCTAAATTTTTCCCATGCAGTTTTTTCTTTTTCCCATTTAAGCTCTAAAAAATAAGCTAAACCATCAATCATCACTTTCCTCTTATGTGTACAATTTATTTAGTTTACATGCTACTATAATAATATAACCTTGACAAATTATCCAGTTTATATAAGTTTTCCACATTTATATAGGTATCAGTCTTTTTATAGACGTCATTAAACTCACCTATATCAAATAATGTAGTTTTTCTATTGGCCTGATATGTATTATATGCAGTTGTCAGCTTTCCAAAAGGAATATGTGTATAAGAAGCATTTGAATCTTTACGATACCAATCGACAAATACGCTCAAATCTTTAAATTCCTGATACGGTATTGCACATTTCTGCATGTTGAATAACCGTAAAAAGTTACATTTAGGCACATCTTCATAAATAAACAGTAAATCATCCTTATAAATGGCTTCTTGTTCTTTAGGTGTAAAGCTTTTTGTAATAAAAATAGGCTTTGATGTTGTAAGCTTATATGTGTCAGACGATGAATCATCATCCGTGCTGACATATAATAATTCATAGCCGTCTGGATAAATCATGCCGTCCTTTATTTTAGTTATATGAACAAAAAAGCGCTGATTATCCGGATTTACGATTTTCTTATTGCACCAGGAAGAAGTAAAGCATCCTTCTTTTTTAAAATCATTGAAGCTATTAAAATTAAGAAATCGTTTTTCCAGTTCCCTAATTTTATGGGTCTTCATTTCTTTCTTATTCGCCAAATTACGCATTAAATATACCGTAATATAAATATAGAAAAAATAAACAGTATTGTCAACCGTCTATTTAATTTTATGGTATTAATTTATAAATCTTATTCAATATGACAGTCGCTACTGGCGCCCAGAATATATTTAAAATTATAGCCAATATAAATAACGGTATCATTACAATGCCTGGTCCAAACAAAAGGCATATCACAACAAATATATCAACCGGGAGTAAACATACAACTATAGGTAATACAATAAGAAGTATCATAAAATACGGTAAAAGTATAAATAGCTTCAAAACCGCCAATATATAATCCCATGGCGAAGAATAGAAATTCCTAAAATAAAACCAAGCCGGCAATGGCGCCCAAATGGCATTAGTTAGTATTGCATATCCAAAATCTGCATTTGTAACGGCTTCCGGATCGCCTATCATTGAATCAATCATGAATAGTATAAACGGAAAAAGACATATAATCCAGTTCAATACGATTTTCGTATACCTAAGTATTTGCTTCAAATAATCGATATATTCTTCTTTAAACGTCTTATTCATTTCTAGTCAACCACCGTTGCAAGTCCTTAACCAATTCTTTAACTTGATTATAGCTAAGATGCATTCTCGTATATGGTCCAGAATCTGAAAATTCTTTTTTGAATTCTTCAGACTGTTTCTGATTTACACCCAGCCATATAGACGGATCTACAAGGGAACTTTCTTGTAGCGAACATTTCGCGCCATATCTGTCAGTAAATTCCTTATAACAAAACCCGCGAATGTTCGGTTTACCGTTTTTAAAAATATTTCTTGACATCGTTACTCCAATTTTGACATACTGCAAATTATAATTTTGTTAAATTTCTGTCCATTCGGCAAATCATCATGAACCATCTTTCTAGCATAGTTAACTAGTTTCTTGCCGGTCTCAGAAGTCAATATAGTAATATAGCCTTCGCAACTACGCCCAGTAGTTGTACCGTTTTCTTCCTTGAACGCCTTATAATATACATGCCAATGCTGACCGAACAAGAATCTTTTAATTAGTTCAAACATTATTTCCCCTAATTACCATGAAAATTCAATCACTTTAGTATAATCAGCGGACTGGACTTTACACGTTACTTTAATGCCTTCCTTTTCATAATATTCTTGTAATTTTGGAATCATATTTTCTGATACCCGTAAAACACAAGGATCGCCAGGTAAATAATAGTCGTTTCGTTGGTATAATAAAAATTCGCCGTTTCTGATATAATATCTAAACTGTTTCGAATCTGATTCTTTTGCCGCTTCTCTTAAGTCTCGGTTAATATAACCGATACATTGGTCAAAATATTCAGGATCGACTTTATATCTAGTCGCTTGAATTTGCCTCAATTCATCCGCAAACATAATTTCCCCTAAAAATAATTCATAAGCTGAACGCTTTAACATATTAGAAACAAATACGTTCGGATAAAGGCACGGATTATTCGGGTTTAATGCCCATTGCCTATCCGGGTATTGCTCCTGGATATACTTTACAAATGCCTGGCTTCGAGATTTACCGGCATTGCAATGAATGAAAAAATCAGAATTTTTATGCGCATCGATAAATTTTACAGCCTTATCAGCTTGTTCTTTTGTAATACCGATGGCATCATAACCGCCTTCGCAATGACGAATTTCTTCAGTAATATCGTCAAAATCAAGGTTAAGTACATTTTCCTTGTCGGCAAAACGGTGAAAATCTGTCTTGCCGTCATAATGCGCATGTACAAAATTTTCTTTTACCGGCTCAGTGCAGCAGATAGAAATGATAGCTACATCATTGGGCAATGTTTCATCTGTCCAATTCTGTATATCCATATACTTATTAAAATTTTGCCGGCTAAAACAATACAATATTGCCATATTACTGCATCAACTCCTCAAAGTCAATATTGAGAAAACCCTTATAGTTTGTGACATAAACCAAAAACTTACGGCCCTTAAGAACATTAGCCGGAATCACATTTGAAGCTTCAGTTACTTCGATAAATCCATGCTTACGGAGTACCAAACGTAAAGCATTATCTGCATAGCCGCCTTCGAACGTAAGATATCCGGAATCCATCGATGCATGTTCCGGTGCCCAATGAATCTTGTTATATTTGCCGTTGATAAAATCATCACCGGAAATTTCAAACTTAACCGTATCAATCGAATCCGCCTTTAACATAAGCGTATTTTTATTTTCTTCTTTGGAAAGAATATCACTGATTGAATTAAAAGAAAGTTCGCCAGTGTAAATCTGATGATCGCCGTCAAATTCAAGATTTGAATTCTTGTTTTGACTGTTTATCCAAATTGCGCCAGAACAATCGATCGTTTCGATGATATAGTCATACTTCTTAAGAAGCATCGCTAAATCAACAAGAAAATCATTATAGCGTGTAGTCATTTAATTTACCTCTTCCTCAAATTCTTTACGGTCAACTTTTTCGGCGGATTTACGCTTATTATTTTGAATCATTTTACGAATACCAAGAGTTCTACGTTCACGGTCATGCTTGATATTAGCGCGTCCATGATTATTAACGCCAATATGGCGAAGATAACGGCAGAATTCAACATAATCGAGTTTTTCATCGACATGATGGTTTTCGTAAATCTCGTCAATTAAATCAGACTTTACATCATAAGACTTAATATTAGGGTCATTATTAATATGACGTGCAAAACGGCGGACTTTACCGTAATCATGTTCTCTTTTATCTTTCTTTGATTCTCTCATGAAATTAAATATAATAAAAAAACCGTTTTTTGTAAACGGTTTAAACATTAATACCTAAACAGTTCCATATAATTCGGTTATGCCCGGCAATAAGGTTTTTCGCATGGTCTACATCCTTAAATGCAACTTCAATCTTTATGCTATAAAAATTTCCAACCTGCTCAGACATCAATGAATCAACGAAAATATTATTCAATTTATCGGATGTAAACCAACAACGCATACCGTTCTTCATAACTGCTACTTTTTCCAGCATTCTTAGAACGGTATTTTTCGTGATAGAAATGCCACAATTTACACTTTTCGCATATCTAACAAAATCTTCAAAATCGTCAATAAAGAAAAAAATTTTATCCGCATTCGGTTCATCGACTAATAAATCCACAATGCCGCGTTCGACATATTTCTCAAATATTACCTTTAACTGGTCTGCTTGATTGTTGCTCTTTTTACAAGCTTCAGCTTCAAGTTCTACGAATGTTCTCATTTCTTAATAAACTTCCACTTTAAAATGTGATTTGTAAAATCGATTTCAGATTCATATTCGTCATTTTCATGCTTATCAAATGCAAACCAATACTCTGAACGCCCGTTATTTGAAATACAGTCTTGTTTTACTGTTAAGCGCATATCGAATTCTTTGCCGTTGTCCATACAGACATGAATAAGCTGATCCGGATTAGACATCCAATATTTTTTATCCACATGCGGAGAATTAATTATCTCATTAATGGCATCGAATGGCGTATATTTCTTATAATTCTTATATGTATTGTTTAAGCCTGAACTGTGAACTATATGATCTTCATGGTGAACCGGATATTTATCTTTTTTATGCCATAAAAAATTAAACATCTCTCAGTTCTCCGACCATCTTGTATAATATACTACGCTTATATTTCTTATTATACATTATATAATAAATAAGCCTGAACAACGGTTCAACAATGATAATGGTAGGGGAAAATATCACCGCAATTATAAGTTTAACTGTTTTACCAAATTCGTAATCATCATCATGGACAGTACCTACGACCAAGGGTATACACCAGCCTGGAAAAAGCGTTCCCACAAACCCGTATGCAAAAAAATCGCCGACTGTTCTAATTACGCCGCTATCAAATATCATTAATATAAGCGGCAATATAACAACAGCAAGTACCATCGAATTAACTACTCTTACATTAGTCAACACGTCTTCAAATTTTTTCGTATTAAATACAGAAATACTCATAATATAATAATATAAAAAATTAAAGTGTTTTTGTAAACCCCTGCTTCGATTCAAGATTTTTAATCTTTTCTTCAAGCCGGGCAATCTTTTCTTGATTCCATTTATCTAGCCATGGGCCATTTACTGCCCAGAATCGTTCATTGATACTGCAATTAACTAGCGGTCCATATTTCTTACTAAGAGAAATTTGCTTACGAACCCTTAGTTGTTCTTCTGTTATTGGCTGAGCGTCTTCAGCATTAATTTCTAAAATTGATACGCCTTCTACTTTATGGCCGTCATGGTTATATAATGGGGTAATTCCGCTAATGCCTAAAGTATATTTACCCCATGCCTTATTTAATCCAATACCGATAACTGGATTTCCTTCAATTTTCTGTAATTCAGCAATAAGTTCTTCTTTATTCATTAATCACCTCGATTTTATCAATATAAAAAAATATAGGGTTTTTGTAAACCCTATATTAAATTTAGTTATCTAAATGAACTGTCATAGTCAATAAAAAAGAAATCTTTATTTGATGGCATATGATATCGTGATTCTGGTATACCATCACTATTATAGCTAAACGGCTGAGATGCGACAACAAAAGTTGTTCCGTTATCTACCATCTTTTTTGCTATTGATTTAATATGATTATACAATTTTTCATATTCACTCATACTATTGCCTTTTGACAGAATACATTATCATCCCAATATTGACACGAATTATGAAACCACATGATATCATCCATGGAAAGCGGCGTATAATAATGATAGTCGGTTCCAAGGTCGATTCCGTTCATCTTTGCAAAATCCCTACCATGAATATGGCCAAACAATACAAATTCGTTAGGATATGTCGGTTCATGGCCAGATTTTATCGTATCGAATGTTTTTGGCTCGTGGACAACATAGAACGTAATTTTTTTACCTTTTTCTTTATCTGTATGGGTAAACTGATAATCATCTTTAAGCTCGATGTCTCGCTTAGTTTCCTTGATGATCTGCCTGATAAATAATGCTTCAGTTCTGTCATAGTTACCCATGACCCAAATCAGCTTACCGAAATTCAAATTTCCGATAATTTCTTTCAATGTCTTGATATCGCCAAAATCACCGGCGTGAATAACGGTGTCATTCATCGTAATTCTCTTATTCCAATTAGAAATAAGTGCAAGATCCATATCATGAACATCGATGAATGGCCTACGAGAATATTCGAGAGTACGTTTCTGGCTAAAATGCGTATCACTGGTAAAGAACATCTGTGTCGGCCTATTCAAATCGTCGACTACCTGCTTGAGCATTTCTCTCAAGTCATTGTAAATTCGTTTTTCTTTTCTCATTTTGAGACGAATTTCGATATAGTCATTTTTAGGCGCGCCAGTAGGCCAGCCTACATATACGCCTTCCTTGTCATACCAATCGCCAATCTCGATATTGGTAGTCATAGCAGGATGTTTTTCAGAACGGTCAATCCAGAAAACCAGCGCAGAACATTTCTTCATTGTCTCGAATTCCCACTTCGTCTGAACAGTCAAAGCATTATGGTCATGCTTACGATATTCTTGATAATCTTGATTCGTCGGTGTAATTACCGTGCCCTTGAAACCAAGGTCTTTCAAGATATCAAATGCCTGAAAACGCCAATCGTTTTTAAAATCGTCCTTTTCTCTCGGACACGGGCCGGCAAGAAAAATGGAATTTCTAAGGTCATTAGTTTCAGTAAACTTTCCGTCTTTAATAGGTTTGAGAATCTTCATTTCTTTTTATTTCTCCTGGGTTTTTCCCAATAAAACAAATCATACACATTACAGATATCGGCTATACGTCTTCCTACGATTTCAACAATTTCAATTTCGACAAGCTTATTGTCTTTGAAATCATTTACAAACTTCGTAAGCCTATGAGCGCTATCAAATGTTTCAACCTTTAATGTCCGCATGATAGTTTTTGAATTGTTCCGTTATATAATCCGTCTTATTTAAAAATCTTTCTCTTTCTTCAGGCGTGACATCGTACATCACTGGCGAGCAATGCTGATAGCCATCTTCATACCAATGATAATGCCAGCCGAAAAACCACCATTGCGGGACTTTCCTTACGTCCATCTTATAAAGGTCAGTCCCTATATACATTATCTGTTCGCGTGTAAATAATGATAAAAATTTTTTAAACATATTGCTACCACCATTCATGAACCCAAATAAGTTCATCAGTTTTCATAGTATCATATAGTTTTCTCCATTCGTCATAATAACGAACGATATCGTTGTAATCATAATTCGTATCTAACCTGGCACTATGTACATATTCTTCGTAAATAGGAAAAACCGAATTAAAATGCTCGACATCAATTATGCCTTCAAATTCCTTGTTAGGCCAACTAAGGGTAACTGCAATCTTTTTATGACAATCGAGTATTTCCATATCGATTATGCTATTATAATCCATTTGGGATATATTCAATGAATCAATTACGTTCTTGACTGCTTTATCGTTTATCAGTTCGAACGAACGCCCGACTATTTCGCCAAGTTTCAGAACGATTTCATTAACATCATCTTTTGTAAGAACCATATCATAATAATGATTGTCGTTATCGAGGGCTTTGCAGTTGAAACGTTCGTCGACAATCATATATTCATCGAATTTATGATAACAATGCTGGATAAACCAATATTGTTTTCTCATATAAAGGTCTTCGATTTCTTCCATGCCGCAGGCCTGCTTTGCCGCTGCGTCACCCGCAATAAGAAGCTCGTATTTCAATTTTTCATCTGACGTCGTAAAATCAGTAATTGTATAATGATACGGGTCCTTTTTAATTTCCTTTTCATATTTTTGACAGGAAATTTTATTTTCTGCTAGCTTTGTTTCAAGCTCGTCCCGCCAGGCATTCCATTTTTTGTATGCGACAGTAGTTTCTTTATCGTATTTTTTCCAAAGAAAGTCACAATAATCGTCGTATTCTTTATGAATTTTCTTATACTTTTCTAAAGTATCTTTATTTTTTATTTTATAGCACCAGACATCAAGCCCCATTATTAAGTTCCTCTATCCATTTAACCTTATATGGCGCGCGTAGTAATGCTGCTATATCTACATGATTTAATGATACCTTATCAAAATGGATATGCGTATTCTCTTTTGACTTTTCGATAACTTCATTAATCGCGGAACCGTCGTCACCGACATCCTTTAAATAAATATGGCATGTCTTGCTCATTTCGATACATCGCATAATATTACATTTTACGCCATAACTTGCGCCGTTCCAGAACATGACAGCCACATCGCATGCTTCACACATTGCTTTATCTTTTACTTGATAAAACTCTTCACCTTCCTTACCTTGTGCCTGTTCCCATAAAGAAATATACTTATCATATTTACATCTTTTCTTATGTGGCTGCTCTTGAGAACAATATACAGTGACATCTTCGTAATTTTTAGACTTCAAGTATTTTTGCGCCAGTTCATCTGCACCATAACAGTCGCCTACGATAAATGACGCATTTAAATTCATAAATGTATCAAGGCATCCAGTCATATATTCATTTAAATGCTTCATTTTTGAACTGCCAGAAATAAAAACAATCATTTTTTACCTGCATTCTCAATAAATTTAATTTTCTCATCTACAGAATTCGCCGACATAAAATTTTTAAGCCAGTTCAATTTATCTTCTTTAGTCCATTTCTGGTCAATAATGGTAAACGACAAAGTTTCCTGAATATCACTAAGCATACCTTTTAATTTGTCACACCAATCTTTTACTTTTTCAGCCTTATGGATATCGACTTCATCATTCAGCTTTAAATCGCCGAGCTGGCAATAATATGCATTAATCAGACTGAATAACCTAGCAAAATCGACGTATTTCTTCGTTTTGGTTATCCGTTTGATTATTGAAATTTCTTCTTTTTCTAATTTAGCCTTGTCATTCATATTAATACCAAAGATTGAAAAAATATTTATGTAAATATTCTAATGCCTTATAAACTTTTGACCAATTCTGGTTAGATTCTTCCGGCGACCAGTTAAAATGGTTCGGATAGATTTCAAACCCTTCAATCATTTCATCAAGGATCTTTTCCCATTCAAGTCTATCCATATTGCATGGAGAATCACCAGAATTTTCACGGAAAGCCTTCAGACGCGGCGCAATAAATGACGCAATGGTACAATCAAGGCTCCAAAGTTCAGAACTGTCGAACCCGCGTTTAAGTCTCTGTTTCTTGAAATCTTCAAAACGAGGATCGCCTTCCTTAATAAGGGAAAAATTAACGTTTTTAATGCCGTATGTATCAACTTTATTTTCCATTATTTTAAATCCTTTGGATTAACCAATACAATCTTTAAAATTCCGCCATGAAATACTAATTCTTCTTTCTGTTCGACCAAATCATCGATAAGCCAAAATTCTAACGGATTCTTAATTGTCGCATCACATTTTCTTAACATAGTTTCTGTCGTAGCCCTTACTGCAATATCAATAAAGCAGCTAATTTTTGATATTCCAAATTCTGCCATCATTCCAGGCTCAATTGCCCTATTAAAATCTTTTGGTGCTAACCAACCGGTTTCAATCGCACTTTCGACAGCAAAAGCCTTTGTAAAAACACGACAACCACAACCCATATTTAATGGATTTTTACCGAGCTTAATAAGAATAGAATTTACAATATTAATATCGATATCTTTACTTGTTTTCCATCCCCAAGTAAAGAAATCTATACTCCACGGTTCAATTTCCTTAATAAGGTTTGAAATTTTCTTGCAGTTATCTTCAAGAAAGTTACAATTTACCAAGTCATCTATGACAGTATTCTCTATATCAAGAAATAATCTTTTCATAAAATCAAATATAATAAAAAATAGGTATTTCGTCAATACCTATTATGTTTACAACTTCATTTCAGATAACTTAATGCTTTTCATTCCATAATCGCGTTTATGATCTGGGTCAATATGCTTATTTAAGAACTCGCAAATTTCATAAATTTTATTAACTTGGTATTCTGTAAACATAAATTTATCATTTATTACTTTTTTACACCAATCTAATAAACTATTGCCCAGTTCTTCAGCAGTAGCTGCCCAATCACAACACATTTCGTAAAGATAAACATCAGTCATCAACGTGCAATCTATATTTTTGGAAGCATAAGTTCCTTCGCCCCAATATTCACAATGATGTGGATTACTTTTAATATGGTCCATCACTACATTGTGAATTTCTTGCATTTCTTCATGAGTCAGATTAGCTTTATAACGTAATGCTTGTTTTTCTGCATTCTCTTCTTCCAACTTATCTTTATCATGATTGATAACGCCGATTATGTTTTGATCTAGCCTTGGAATTTTACCATAATTAACAAGAATCTCGTAGAAAAACTGGACCCTATTAATATGGTCTTGAACGCGCATTTTATATTTCTGAATTATTTCTTTCATTAATATACTATTTCTTCTTTATATCCGGCTAAAAGCTTTGCACGAACTTCGTCAAGGACTTTTCCGAGTCGGTTTTCACCTTGCCACTTAGTTTCATCATCAGCGTTTTCATCACCTTCGCCAAGCTTGATTCCCCAAATAGCGTCATAAGGCGAAGCTTCGACAAATTTCTTGCCTTCCAGTGCTGGATCAGTAATCTTGTCAAACAGAACCTTATTCTGTGCATACTTAGCTAGACAGCCGCGAAGCATAATATCATACGAAACCTTATACCACTTATCGGCATCAAAATTAGCGACATGTCTTCCAAGCTTTTTAGCCATATATGAATATTCGTCATCGAATTTCAAATGCAAAATCGCATCCGCAATAGTGATATCGTTAAAATACATAGCCTTCTCAAACATGTAATACTGTTCAGAACTGAAAAAGACCCTTGTTACGTCGTCAAGGCATTTGATCTTAATTGGCGCCCATGCAAAATTACTAGGCCAATCACCCCAAAATAAAATATGTTTTTCTGTAATAGTCATTTTTAATCCTCTTTTCTAATGACATTTTCAAACGTTCTACCTGTATCTATATATCTTTCTGTAACCATCTTAGTGATTATCGTTATTTTATGATCCGGCGGATAATATTCCTTTGCCTGACACAAAATTTCTTCCGCCTCAGTTATATTTTTAAACCATACAGGAGGCATACCACAATAACATGCGCCTCGTAAATGCAGCATCTGCTTTATTGTATGATTATAAACACCATATTCGACATATTCCGAATCTTTTAATTCAAATGCGCCTGGTTCTTCATTTAAAGATTTCTTATGATTTTCTTCTCTTTCTTTTTCTTCTTTTTCTAATCTTTCTTTTTCTTTTAGTTCTTTTTTTAAATATTTTTCGTTAATCCTTTCCCATTCTTCTGCACTTATATTATTAAAATAATTATCGATAGCTTTCAATTTTTCGTTATATTTCACTATTTTCATTTCATTCATATTAGTTACCCTTTTTAAAACATTGTGAAATAACTAAATCTTCTACATCTTTTGAACAGCAAAATGATGGAACTTTTCCGTCTTCAAAATTAGCGAATATAGTATGCATTGTATCGCCAGTTTTTACAAAAGTAATAGCGTTAACTTCCATACCGCTTTGTAATGTAAGCTTACATGGCAATTTAATCATTACTTTTTCATCCGCTTTATTTTGGTATACGCAAGCGCCAATAAATTGCTTCCATGTAGCAAGATTATCTTCAATTAAATTATGCATCACTTCTGATTTCATAATTCACCATTTATACGTTTTAGCAATTCCGCACATTCTTCATTTTTATGAATACGGTTATCACGTTCCTTTTTATTCTCTGCTAAATTATATACCTGCGGCGTATGAACCCATGTCGAAAATTCGGCATTTACCTTTGCGCCGTCAGCTGCCGCCTTAAATTCTTCAATAATATAATCACGATATTTATCATCGGCCTTGACGCCATTGTCATTACACAGTTTAATAAAATCATCGATATTGTGCACTGATAGATATACGTATGCGTTGTTTGCTTCTCCATAGCTGTTAATAATATCGCTTGTCATATAACCGGCGTCCATGACAAACTTATACTCATCTGCCTGTTTTTCAAGCGTCTCAATTAATACATTGAGATTGTTAGCGGCACTTACTACTCGGTTCTTGAATTCTTCAAGCGACTTACAGTCATGGATATATACGTATTTTTGATGTTGATATGCTAACGTTTGATACGGATCGGCAAAACAACCTATATTCTGTTGCATCATATAACCATACATATAGTCAAGATACTTAAATTTATGATAGTTATATTCAAGCTGAACTTTGATTCCATCCCTAGTACAATCGACATAGTTCGGTAAAGTAAACGCGCCGAGCTCCATCGTTAATGAAATATTGCTAGGAACTAAAGCTTTAATTTCAGGTAAAATTCTGTTAATTACGTGCTTATATGCACTCTTTGCACTGAAAATTTTCAAAAAAGTTTCGTATTTTGTCAATTCTATCATGCTTTCGTATTTTCCTGCTTAATAAAAAGAATATTTTTCTTGCATTCGTCAATCGACCTTTGTGTAAATTCAGCAAGAAGCTCAGCGAACCAGTCTTCTGTAGACCCTTTACCGGTGCATGAATAATTAAAGAGCGTATCAGATACTTGACGGCCTCTGATTTCCCATCGCGCTTCTGGCGCGGTCATCGTCGTATCTTCATAGATTTTATTGAACTGTTCAGTAAGTTCATTATCATTGGACAGAGTAATAAGTTTCTGGAGGACATCCGTAAAATTTCTCATTGTATATTTCCTTAAGATATTTTTTAAACAATATAAAAAATAAAAGGGATTTTGTAAACCCTTTTAAATTACCATGTTCCTGCAATAACAGGCTCTTTTGAATTATCGTCTTCAAGATACCATTGGTACTTTTTCTTCATATCAGCATGTTCTTCGCACATTCCGCAGTAATATCTTGCATCTCCGCCTTCATAAAGCGCTTCTTTATTGCATCCTGCGACAAAACATTTAGAACCTTTATACTTTTCTTGTGTCTTTAGCCAATCTTTATATTCAAGTTTCATCTTTAATCCTTGGTTTTTCTGTTTCTTGATCTTTTTCAAGCCAGCCGTCATTTGTTTCCTTATAAAGAACGGTAGTCTGAGTATCTTTACTGTATCTTGTATATCCGAATGGTTTTTCCTGAACGTTTTTCATCTTCGTAAGCATCTTTTCTACGTCAATTTTCTTGGTGTCGAAATTCGCTTCAATATGTTTCCTTGCACAGTCTTCACAAAGGTTCGTTATCCATCCAGAAGTGGTCCATATGACTCGTTTTCCGTTTTCCCTAGGTGTTTTACCACAGAACTCACAAGTCCATCCAGAAAGCGATTCTACAATGAATTCAAGGTTAGTAGAATGATTGGTATATATCCTTAATTCACCGAATTTTTCCTTGACGTCCAAAAACATAAAATTTTTCTTGTCAGCTTTGGACCAGGTATCATATTCTTTAAAAAGCCTAGGAAGATATTTCTTTTTCCAAAGCTCTTCCCAACCGGAACCATCCCAATACTTATAGTAATTAGTTTCCAGATTTTGTGACTTCCCATGAAATACCTGTTTTCCAGTCCAGGCATTACGATAACGAAGAAACGGGTACTTCTTTAAAAGTACCAGCATTTCATTATCAGATATAGGAAATTTACACTTTCGGTTTTTCAGAGGCATCAGTATTCCCTACTATACGGTTAAGATTGGCGAACTGATTACTACTTAAGGATGTAGCCCCGTATGAAGGATTAATAGGCTTAAAAGGATCTATTAAACTAGACGGCATTTCACAGCCATAAGCAGTTACAGTCATATCACGCCACGGATCTGATTTATTCGGCCATTGCTTTATGAGTTTTTGAAGCCAGTCATTACCGTCAATCGAAAGATTGCCGTCATTCTGTTTCTGTTCAGCTTCATCGCTTAACAGATTACGTTTGACAAGTTCTTCATATTCGTCAATCGTACATTCGATTTCGATGTCTTTAATTTTTACCTTCATCTTGTTTCTCCTCTATAAGATTATCGAGGATTTTTTGCAGTTTTCCAGACTTATAGGCATCCATGATAACCTTAGAACAGTAATCGTCAACTGTCATATTTATTTCCTTAGCTGCCGCTTCTACCTTCTTGAATGTAGCATCGTCGACTTCCAGCTGAATATGGGAAACTACTTGTTTTTGCTTGTTAAGGTAAATAATCCAAGACTTTTTAAATTTGTTACCGCATTTCCATGGATTATATAACGCGTCATCGGTATTGACACAATCTAGGTCTACATATCTCAACTCAGCACGCTTATCACTGACATATAAATGCCAGACATATTCGATATCGCCATGTCTAGTTGTCAACGGTTCCAGCTCATATTCGGAATCATATTCCGGAAAATGCTTTTTTAACGTATCGATATTGAAATCCGGCGCATAAAGAAGAGCTTTCTTGATATCTTCTTCCATATAGCTTGGATAACCGTCATGATGATGGTAAAAATTAAGCTGCTGTTCAAAATCTTCCATCACCGGATCAAAACGCCATACAAAAAACTGGCAACGCGTACTCATTAACGTCTCCTATCTTTATCACTATCGGTATAGTCGTGAATAATCGCAGTAATATCCTTGACTATTGCCATACCGCTATCGCCAAGTTCCTGAGCGGTTTCAGTCTTACTGAACTTATTTACTAGCTCGATACCCGCTACCATATAAATTGCCTTTTCGCTTGGCAACAATGCAGCAGTAAGACCAAACACGATAGCGGTTACGAAAGACAGAATACCCCCAGCTCTTAAAGGTTTCCTATTTTCCTTGTCCGTAGTAGAATCATAGCCGGTTATGAACATAATTATACCTGCGATAAGCAGAATACAGCAGAATACAATCAAGACACCACAAATGCCATTTACAGCACTTCCGGCCAATACTACCCAACTTAATGTTGAAAGTTCCATTTTAGTTCTCCTTATTTTCTTTAATTAATTCAAGTTTTTGTTTTTCAAGTGCATTATCAAGCCTTTCCAGCATACTAATACACGTTTCGCAAAAATTGCGGTCAGAATCTACCGTATTACGCCATTGACCTATTTTCCTGCTGTTCGGATTCGATTCTATTTTCTTTAGAAAGTCATCTATTTCAGCCTGGCGCATAATGATAGATCTGTCATAGTCATGATGCCAATGTGTTCCTTCACTTGAAAAATACGCAATCGACTTACCGTCCTTGTTGCCGAATGAAATACCAGGGCTTTGCCAAAGAAACGGAAAAAGATCCTCTATCGAATTAATCTGGACTTTTTCGTCATTAAGATATATTTCGTCTTTTTCGGTGTCGAATGTTTCCTTCAACGTGCCGTAACTGCACCGACCAAGGTCATTATAATGTTTTAACGTAAAAATCATCAGCTAGCCTTCTACCCTTTTCCAAAAAACAGTTTTTTCAGAATTTATATCTGCAATAGCCTTATCGATAATTTCTTCTACTTCTTTTCTGTCGATTATATCCGGATTAATCGCGCTTTCAAATGAAATATCATAATTAGTATCATGCCAGGTAGCGACTCTAATATCGTCGTACTCCTTGGAAGATACACTAAGACTAGAATTGTTGATTTTTTCAATAGCGCTCGCGTGCTTGACATTAAATACTACCGCGTCACAACGTAAGAAACCATGACCGACAAAATCGATTTTCTTTATATAGACTATATAAATATCATTCGTATTGACGACCTGCCGTGGACCGTTCCATTCGCTGCCGTATTTTCGTAGGAACTTGCCTTCGATATCCGGTCTATATTTGTCGATTTCCTTCCGCTGCTTTTCTTTTTCAAGCTCGTGCGCCTTTGTATCTGCCCAATCCTTCAATGACCTGAAAATGTTTATATCGGTGCATTCTAGCAATTCTTTAGGTAATTTTTCTTTCAATTCTGTATTCATAGTCGATTACGCCTTATAGTTCATAAACTTGTCGTATGCTTCTTTTTTATTTTTGGCTGGGCGTACAAAATATTTAATTATAGCCATAGGAATATGATATACGATAAGTGTCATAAGCTCGACAACGATAACAAACGCCACCAGTACGATAAATGATCCAGTCAGCAGGCTTCCTAAGAAAGTAGAGACGACGACAAAAATTGCATACGGATCATTTATACTTTCAATATTTTCGCTTTGAACTATATCCGATACTACCGCATAAGTAAACATTAAGCCGAGCGCTAATACATTACAGACAATAATAACGACACCGTAGCTACCATGGTTAGAAATATAATTTATGCCATAAATTATACCGGCAATGACGCATAAAAATGAAAGCACATTGACTGCTCCAAAGAACGTAGTTTCATCACTATCGCAATTGTTATAATATTTTCCAGGATTGGCAAAATAGTTACGTAATGAACTTAATATAATTTCAAGCATTAATATTCCTCTCTTTATAATTTTTAAATTCCGTATATACATCGTCATTGTCAATCCTGCTTATTTTTTTCGACAAGGCGATATTGAACAAAAGAATAGGTATATAATAAAATAAACTAGTAAATAACAAGACCACTAACCCGGCTGCGCTATATACGAATAACGCGCCAGAAAACAATCCTGCACCCAATGTAGAAAATATGATTATAAATTTATCCGGGTCATATTCGTCGGTACAGCCATTATTTGAAATTTTATTCGATATGACGCCATACATTATAGAAAAACCTGAACTGATAAGCCCACAAGCTGACATAATGATACCGAGCACGTCATTATGGTAAAATTTAGCGCCAGCGAAAATCATCGCCATACCTACAGCGAATATTATAATACTGAAAACTACGTTGACCAGAGTCATTATACCGAAACCGCTAAACGTGTCAGAATCTACATAGTAATAATATTCGGACGGATTTTTCCAAAAACTAGTATATTCGTCAATTAATATATTGAACATTATTTATCCTTTTTTTATAATATAGAAAAAAGGTTGATTTATGTCAACCCTAATTTACTTAAACGATTATTCAAATTATCTCTAAGCTTTCCATAATTTATTATCGACTTCAAATTCTTTAACCACGACTTCTGTATTTTCATCTTTAGTATGGTTTTTAATATGAGCTAAAATATAGCTTTCTGCTTTTTCCAAAGTATCGAATGAAACAGTTAACGGACAAGTTCCATGCCATTCTTCAAAATTATGCCAGAAAAACAAGCCTTTTTCTTGAGGATAATAATCAATTCTTGCCTTACCGCTATATAAATAATAAGTTTTTTTAACAATTCTAAACTTCATAATGTAAGTATAGAAAAAGGGTTGATTTATGTCAACCCTTATTTGTCAAACATTATACTAATTACTTCCTTGCAATAGCTTACATGCTCTTCATACCATTCTTTTATTTTTTCTTTAGACCAACCGTCTGCAACGTATACTTCTTTTGAAACACTTATGTTTCCGAACATATCATAGTAAGCAATTTGACATTTCATATAGTATTTATAAATATCATTCTTTTGGATAATGCGATTGGGACAGATCTCAGCCTAGCAGGAACTAGGCGATTGGTCACTTTTGGCATAAAGCTTCATGGTGTCAATCTCTTGGGGCTTACTGGCATGCTTACGAGGCGGTCATCCTGTACTTCGGCTACATCATGCCAAGCCATGGCGGCTATCCGTATAGGCTGCTGACCTATACATCGCTGTTCTACTCATTTAACGGCAAAAAACCGTTCAAGTATATCTTGAACTCAGATATAAAATGGCTAACCCTCTACCGATAACGCCATTGGATTGGTTTTCGTTCCGAGGAATCAGACTTTCCTATGTGAGTCAAAATATAGTAATAAAAAACACGTTAATTTTTGTTAACGTGTTTTTCTGAAAATTTTATTCTTTTTAATCGCTATTTTCCCATATTTTCTTGAATATGTCTTTGTAATGCCATGTTATTTTTCCACGGACTAAATTTACATAAAAGCGAACAGAAAGATGCCATGCCT